AATATGGATGTGATGATCGTGGCGGTTAATCCCATCGTAAGCACGCCAATTCCAAGACTTCTTAGCTGATGCGATTTTTCCTGCATAGATAACATATGAGATTCGCTTATCTCCTGCTTTGGCGCATAGGCGTATTTGGTCGGCAAGATAAGCACCTGTGCTGGGGCGTGTGTCGAAATCCTTATCCACATCAATAGCCCTGACGATTCCGTTAGACGGATCGGGATTGTGGTCACTCTTACGATTGGAGTGGGCACGATCGCCTATCCAACCATCACTCTTGCGCGAACGCTCAACGAATGAATCATCAATCTGCTCACGAAGTTGTTGCCCTGCTTTACAGAGTAGCGGCTTCATTAGCAATCATTTCATCATAAGTTGATTTTGGCATTGAAGTGAACTCTCCATTGCCTCGGTCAATTTGAGCGTATTCACAACCATCTAATTCGCTAATAAAAAAAGTTACATTATTCATTTTTACAACTCCGCACTAAGTCCGACATATGAACCTGCTGATTGTCCTGTTACTTTTCCGACATGCCCTGCAACAGCACCAGAGATTGTCCCGAATACTTGAGCCGCAATAGGACTAGCCTCATTAAAACTTACTGAAGTCATGTTGTAAGTGGCACCGCCATAATTCTGAAATCTGATAGTGGCTGAGTCTAAAGATGTTGGTGTCACACGCATCGGCACAGGAAATTGTATTTGCCCTGAGCCTGCTGTTGAACTATTTGCAAAACCAATGTTAATAATAGTTTCACCTGTTGTACCTGTATTTCTAAAATAATATCTTTGGCAAGCAGCCAATTCACCCTGAATACTTCCGCCAGCACGACTAAAGGTTGTCGCTGTTGCACCTAATTCTAATTGGATGCCAGTTATCTCAAACCAGTCATTTGCTCCTGCTGTGCCGCTGGGTGTATAACCATAGTAAATAGCCAACTGAGTAGCAGTTGCTGGTACAGTAAATGATGTAGTAAATCTTTGATAAGTTGTGGTAAGTGTTACAGCATTATTTGCTATGTTTGTATTTCCTGTAAAACCACCAATGTAATTTTGGTCTGTACCAGTTCCATAATCGACTAAAATACTAAAAGCATTTGATGCAGAAGAATAATTTGCACCTCTTTTGGCATAATAAGATATAACTACAGTTTTACCTGCTAATGGGATTGAATTAACAGTTTCAAATGTTTGTAAAGTTCTAATGAATTGAGTGCTTGTATCTGCTGCTGTTCTTTGAACTCTTAGTCCATATTGAATTGAAGGCAAGTTTGTTGTGTCACCTGTGGCTTGGCGAGATGCTGTACAGTTTGCTGTAAATGAACCTCTGTAAAGTTGCCATCTATCTGCTGTAAATCCAGTTGCTGTGCTAGTAGCAGCAGCAAGGGCAGAAGTGCCTCTTTGCCAAATGTCCATGCCACCGTTAATAACTAAATTTTTGCCTGCCGAATTAGAAAGCGTGCTACTGGTAAGCAAGTTAATTGTGCCAGTAATATCATTGACATCCGATGCGGAATAGACATCTCCATTCGCATAGGTCGTTTTCATTGGCCAGCCTGTTGCCATTAGCACACCTCTTTCATAGGGTCAATTCTAGTACATAACATCGAGTAAAGGCTCCTGTGTAGCGATTGTGGTTGTCCAGGTGTTAGGGGTGATGTTGTGAGCAATTCCCTGCACTTGGAGTTTCTTTTGAATAGTTGATCCACCAGGTTGCTCATTGGTGATGTCTACTGTGTCAAAGAAATCAAGGTCTAGAGCTGCTGTAACACCTGCTGTATAGTTTGGAGTAGTCAAATCTAAGGTAATAGTTTCAATGCGAATAGAAGTATCTTTACGGCTTTGAACATAGGCAGTTGCAAGGCTGAGAGCATTGGCATCAGTCTGCATGAGTTGGTCAGTAGCTGTGATTGATCGAGTGAAGTAAGCAGCAATAGAAGTCGCATCTGAGTAAGTCTGGGCTGTGCCGCCGATGCGGGTTACGGTTGATTTGTTCACAATCGTTTTATCGTCGAGAGCGAATGTAATTCCAGCGTATGAAATGCCTGTGCCTGTTTGATTAAATACTGTTGGACTTGCGCTTTGAGCATCGTAGACAAATTGACGACCCTTGAAGGTTGCTACTCCATTGGAGTTGATGTAAAACGCGCCCTGCTCTGTAAACTCACAGGTTTGAATAGCTCCTAGAACTGTGCGTTGAGTGCCAGGGTCTGCCTGGACTGTTGTAGCACCTGTGCCAATACTAGTGAATGCAGGCGGCCAAGCAATCATGGTGAGGATTGACTGAACGCGCTGTGCAGTTGTCTGCCCTGCTGTGCCACCTGTAACTGTTGTTACATTGGAGTTATACATAAGGCGGAATGCGTCATAACAGATAAAGGTCACATATCCGGTCTCTTGACCCGTTGGATAGGTATAGCGGTATTCGGTGATGTAACCGCCAAATAAGCCATAAGTAACGCCACCGTAGACTGCGGATGCCTGAATCTTTCTAAGTGGCTGTAATAGCCCGTAGTAAGGGCTAGAGGTGTTCTGTGGATTCCAGTCACCGTTAGGGTCTACAACCTTGATGGTTGCCTGTCCTGCCTCATACTGATCCTGTAAAAGGTTGCGCCCTCTACGGGTTGAGATGTTTGTAGTCGATGTAGAAACATCCACAATGACAGGAACGGATGAAGCCAGTTCTGCAAAGCCTAATTGTGAAGTACCCAAAATAAACGGATTACCGAATGAAGCTCCGCCCGATAGGTTTATCTTGACAACAATGGTTGCTGGTAATGCCATTAGACATAACTCGTTGAGTAGTTAATAGGGATGCCAGAAGCCTGATTGTTATAAATACCCTGAGTAATGGCGGATACAAGGTCGCGCTCTGCTGTGACTGATCCTGCAACATTGACCACAACACTTGGTGCGCCGCCTGAGAAGTTAAATCCACGCTGACCAGTAATGCCTGGAATATCGCCTGGTGCGCCAAAGTAACTTGGATTCTTTGTATCAATTGAGTAAGGCTGACCTGACTCCATGCCAAAGTATTGAACTGGGTTTGTGGATGCTGTAGCAGCAGCAGCGAAGGATGCGCCAATCATTGACTGCCAGTTAGCCCAAGCAACTAATGAAGCCTTGAGTGACTCAGCGAGAAGCGCAGCAGCCTTAGCAGCTTCTTCTTCTGCCTTAATCTTGCCAGCAAGTGCGGCATCATTGTCATGGATAGCAATAAGTGAACGAAGGCGTAATCTAGTTTCTTCATCTGTTGCGTTATTCAGAGCTGCGTAAAGCCCGATGCGTTCAACATCGAACTTCTTTTTGAGTTCTTCTAAAGCCTGTTGATCGGCTGTAAGAGTAATCTTGCGAGTGGTTAAAGCGTTATCGATTGTCTTGAGGCTATTCTGTTGTTTCTGTAATTTAAGAGCATCAGCATTGGCTTTATCTATTGCCTTGCGTTGTCCAGGTGATTGAGCAGGTGTGCCTGCGGATGCTGCTTTGCTGGATGCACCAAGTGCTGATAACCCTGCTGCTGGACTATATTTAATACTTAATTCTAGAAGTTTTATCAATACATCTAAGCCAGGAATTGATTTAATTTTATTGATTAAAACGCCAATGCCATAAACAGCGTTGCCAATTTGAGTTGCGAAGCCTTCCATAGCAGTTGTTGCTCCACCGATGCCATCTTTGCCTGCAATCATCTGCATAGCATCGAGAAGGTCTTTGCCAATAATCTCTTTAGCGTTATTAGATGCAACCGCTAATTTGGCAATAGAACCTGCATAACCTTCGGCAGCAGCTAGTGCTTGACCCTTAAACTTGCTTGTAAGTTCTCCGACAATGACATTCATGTCACCAGTCTTGAGTGTTGCCTTATCTAAGCCCGCACCTAAACGGCTCAAAGCAGTTGTCTGACCACCGTAAGCCTTTGCGAGTGCCATAGATACAGCACCTAAGTCTTTGCCAGTACCTGCTGCAATGTCTAGGGCTAGGGCTAAGCCATCCTGTGACTTCTTAACATCGCCTGTGGCTGTAAGTAAAGTTCTAAACGCTGGGCGGAGTTCATCATCGAGAACACCTGTGGCGCGCTGTAAATCACCAATAAACTTTTCAACTTCAATAGCTGCAAAAGCGTTGCCTGTATTGGCTAAGGCTAGGGCTAATGATCGAGCGGCTTTCTCATCGGCTGCAAATGCCTTAACCGATTGCTTACCAAATGAAATAAGTTTAGATGCAGCAAAGACACCGAGTAATTGCTTGCCTAACTTAGCAACCGATTTCTCAAGTTTCTGGGTTGCTGTTTCAGCCTGCTTAAAAGCCTTTTTGCCAGTATATTCGGCAGCAATATCAATCTTTACATCTGCTGATGCCATTATCTGTAACCCACCGCCTTATAGAACTTATCTCGTGAAGCTTCGATTGCCTTAATAACTGCGGCATTTGTTTTGCCTTGATCTTCAGCCCATGCACGAAAGATTGCGCGACCCTTCATCTTACGGCTGGCGCGACCTGCTGCGCCTGTTTCTCTCTGGTAAGCATTCTTAATTTCACCTGATGCAGCTATTGCCTCAACGAATTGACGACCAGCATTAGGGTTGTTGCTCTTACCGTAATTCTTACCTGTGCTAGTTGTGTAAACCGAGTTCATACCAGGGATATTGACTTCTTTGCGCTTGAGTTGTTCACGACCTTGAGGATGAACACGACCTGCTGTTTCATAAATAGCACCAGCAGCAGAAGCATTGACAATACGAGCCAAAGCACGAAAGCCTTTTTTATTCGGCTTTGAAGGTGTGGTTTTGTAGCCAATACCGCGCTTTGCATCGCCACCTGAATATCTTGGAAATCTGCCAGTTACTGATGGCTTTGCCCAACCGCTTAAGGGTGATGTTGCTGGTACAAATCCACGAGCCTTTGCAGTAATTGGCTTAAGTAAACTTGCAATTTCTTTTTGTGTTTCTTTGGCTAAGTCCGGTGTGAATTGACGCAAAGCTTTACGAAGAGCGATGCCGCCTACGACTTCTGTTGGCATCTGCTATCTCCTTTGCATCATCCTGCATAACCTTAATTAGGTTACGAAGCATTACTTCATCTAGCTCTAATAATTGTGTTGGCGAGATCCCGAGCCTGACGCTTAATTTAGCAATCAGGTAGGTGATCGAGTCTCGCCCTAAGCCAAAGGGTCATCATCTAGCACCTCGACCGAAGTCAAAGTTTCGATGAATTGCTCTCCGAATGGCTTAACAGTTTCACCCGAACGGCGGATACATTCCCAGGCAAGCCAAAAGATATCGCTCTGCTTCTGATCTTCGATGAACGCTTTGTGAAAACCCTTCTTAGCGTAAATCTCAAAACCATATTGCACCAATGGAGTAATTGGGTATTCCCCGACTTGTCCATCTGCCCTTGTTACCTTTAACTTTGCCATGCTTTGCCCCTTAGTTTAGTTGTTTAGAAAGTACCTGATGTGGCTACTGCAACTGTTGAGTTAGCAGTAAATGTGATTGATTGTGTGCCAATATCGCCAACAGCACCATTGATGTCTGTTGTGTTATTGACTAGCAATGAAACTGTGTATAGAGGGTTTGTCGCAGATACTGCTGTTCCTTTTGTTTGAATGAATACAGCTGTAACAGTTGTTCCCCATGCAGCTTGAAGTGTTGCAAGAACATTCGCTGATGCTGTGTCATTAAGGAAATCGATTGTTACAGTAGATGCTTCCAAGCCCTTAACGAACTTGTGAGCTGAGTCTCCCATCGCAGTGATTTCGAGTTCATCAAATGAACGGTTGATTGTTACTGCTGTTACATGGTCACTAAGATCAACAGAGTTAATCTTAACGCCTACGTTATTGTTTAGAAATACAGCCATTAGGATTATTCCTCGTCTTTCTTAGTAG